CACAAACAACAAATTCTTTAACTTTAAAAATGTAAATTACAAATGAAAAAAATTGAAATTTTCTTAATGGTGTTCACTTCCATTGCAACATTAATTGGTCTTGTTGTAAGCTTAATTGAACAAAGCTATGCATTAGCAATTAGCTCATTCACAACAATATGTTGGATAGGAATTGCTTATATTAAACAATTAACAATAAACATGTATGAAAGAGATAGTAAATAAATTAAAAAACGATAGCAGGTGGCAACCTGTATTAGTGTTCCTAGGCAACTTAGCAGCACTAGAATTCATTATATTTCCAGGACTAACAGTATCAAGTACATTTGTAAATATGCTATGTGTACTTATATTCATTGCTCTATTCTTATTCGATCTTAATTATGTAAAATTAACTTACTTTACTAAGAGTGAAGAAGAAAAACAATTTCAATCTGAATGGAATGAAAAGAAAGAAGAAATGGAAGAAAAATTGAAAAATCAAAAAGATAAATAATATGGCGTATGATATTAATGATGCTTGGGAACAAAGACGAGCACAAATAGAAGAACAAAGAAAACAAGAACAATTAGAACAAAAATTAAAACAAATAAAAATGGTAAAAACAATTACAACAGCAGTAGTAGGATTCTTCCTATTAGTATTCCTGTTTATGTCTTGTGAAAGAATTGATGCCGGACATGTAGGTGTTAAAGTAAATCAATATGGCGACAACAAAGGTGTTGACGACGTAGTAGCAGTTACTGGTATGGTATTCTACAATCCATTAACTACTAAAGTATATGAGTTTCCAACTTATATTCAACATAAAGAATATACAGGCGATAATTCATTCATTGTAAATAGTAAGGACGGATCTGAATTTGCAGTATCCCCAATTATGAACTACTCAGTGCAACGTGAAAAAGTACCTTCAATCTTCGCTAAGTATCGTAGACCATTAGGCGACATTGAAGAAGGCTTCCTAAAGACAGCAGTATATGATGCATTTAGACTAGCAACTAACAAATACACAGCTGATGAATTAATTAGTAATAGAGCAGTATTTGAAGTTGAAGTACGTAGATTATTAGATGTTACCTTATTAAAAGAGGGATTCGTAATTAACCAATTTACATCTAACTTAGTATATCCTGAAACATTTAAGAAATCAATTGAAGCTAAGAATAACGCTGTACAAGCAGCATTACGAGCTGAAAATGAAGTTAAAACGGCTGAAGCACAAGCTAAAATTAAAGTAGCAACTGCTGAAGGTAACGCTCAAGCGATGTTGACAAGTGCTAAAGCTGAAGCTGAATCTAACAGAATGAAGCAACAAACATTAACACCATTGTTATTACAATTAGAATATATTAATAAGTGGGATGGTAAATTGCCTGTATATGGTCAAGTACCTCAAATGTTTAAAAATATCCAATAATATAGTTACGCACTCTTCCAAGATAGGGGTTTGGGAAACCAAATCCCTATTCTTATCTTCATACAAATAAAAACAAAATATGGACAGCATAGTAACACGAATCGTAGATCGATTTAAGTCAAGAGCAGAAATGGGTAATAAAAAATACAATACTGATTTGGATCGTAAAGATTTAACAGTAGGAGAGTGGATTCAACATTTACAAGATGAATTACACGACGCTTACTTATACTCAGAGAAACTTAAAGTAGAGCATTCAATCGTTAAAGCTGAAGACGTAAAGCAATTAATGGATGAGTGGATAAGTGAATTAAATTTTAAAGGTGTAAATTTAAGCGCAGACATATTCGTTGCTTCATTCCATGCATTTATGCTTAGAAAACAAAATCAATAACATGATAATTATCATGATGCAAACCGTAGCATTAATATCTAACGGCGACCCACAATTTAAAATTAAAACACCAACACGTGTAGGGGAAACTGAACGTGGTAAATACTTAGTATATGAGCAAAATTAAAGAAGCACTAGTAAACACAAATGTAAGAGTTGAATTACAACCAGATACAATTGATGCAGATTACGTGTATGAAGAGTGGTTAAGACAGGAAGAGGAAAAAGAACAATACTACGCATTACTGTTAGGACATAGCTAAAATTAATAGATATAAAACAGTTCATTACATTCTTTATAGTATGGGTTGGTAGCAATTTAGCAGTACCATTTTGGGTAGTGGGTCACGTCCATTTAACCATTAATATTTACGAAGATATATATGAAATACTAGCATCATGTGGTATGAACATCATAGTAATGTTAGCGTTCTGGGTTGAATGGAAAAAACATAAAAAAGAAAATTAATAAAACTTGGAAAGGTGAATATGTGGGTGTATATTTAGATACGAAATTATACAACCATGAGCAATATATCTTTATATACTCGTACGCGAAACATAAAGCGTAATGTGTTAGTTGCTTATATTAAGGAAGTACTTAAATTAGCACACAAGGAATACCACACTCCGTATCATAAGAAGATTAGATTCAAAGTATACAGATATAAGGCACCAAAACGTAAACCAAATATTCACATTTTAAGACGCAACACTAAACATTTTGTAGGATTAGCAGATTGGACATGGGATGATAACTTAATGACAATACATCTTAAAAAGAATAAAACTATAAGATGTCTAACAATATCAGTGTTACATGAGTTTAATCACTATACCCAAGATGTAAATAAGTACTTTGAATATCATTACAAATATGGATATTGGAAAAACCCATATGAAATACAAGCAGAAAAATTTGCTCGAGCTAATACAGAAAGAGCATTTGATGAGTGTAAGTGGGTTTTAGAATAGTAATGATATTTATTAAAAAATTAATTTAACAATGAACATTTACGATCAATTATTTGAATTACACGACAGCTTATTAAATGATGAAGCTTGGCTTACTATTTTAGAAACAGCTATGGATGAAATGGGTGTTAATGATATAGAAGATTTAGTTGACAAATGTGTTGAAGACGAAAACGAAAGCGTTGTTTACGATTTAGTAAGCGAAGCTGAGTATATCCTATCATCTAAAGAACAAAGCTTTGATGATTGGTATAGTGATGAAGATGAAGACTACTAGGTAACCAAATTTTCTAGTTGTACATTTATTGAAATAAAGGTTATGAAAAAATACAAGCATAAAAGCAGTTTACCGCCCGCTTTGTTTACAAGTACCCTTGATGGAAAGAAGTATATTGTTCCTACTTGGATTGAAGTAGAACAAAATACTACATTGAATGACATTGAATGGGAACAAATCATTTACACTAAAAATCAAAGCAATGGCACAAATCAGCCTACAGGAAGCATATAATATGCTTAGTATCATTGGTTTTCTTATCTGTATGTACAAGTTGTACAAATTAGAAAGTACACTAAAGCATGTTACTACAAACCAAATACTATCTTCAGTTACAACAATGATTGTAATTAAAAAATTAGAAGATAAAGGACTGATTGATAGTTTAGATATCAACTTAGAACAGAATGAACAGCAATCTTAAATCACTATTTACTAGTGCGGGTATTGTATTTTTCTATATATTCGCTACAATGGGTATAGTTAAATTATTATGGAATACAAACAATACAGAAAAATTTCAAGGTAGAGTTATACTATTGGGTTTAGGTTCATTTGTATTTTCACTACTATATATTGTTGGGACGTACCATATTTTTGGTTCACGTAATGTAGATGTGTTTTATAAAGTACTTATTATATCACAAGCAATATACTGCATAACAGGGTTATACAGTTATGTTGCAATAAACAATAACAAATGATGATATCAATTGCAATTGCGTTAATAGTATTTGTTGCTACAATGTATACTATTGTTAAAGTAACAGATTACTTAGAAGACAAACCAAAAACAAATAAATTTAGGCAATGGTGGAGTAATAATGTTGTTGATTTAGATAACAGATATTCAGACTAAGTTTGGAAACCAAATAATCATTCGTATCTTTAGTCCACAAAATTAAAAGTTATGAAGATTATTTCAACACTAGACAAAATTGCAGAAGCAGTTTTTACATCTAAAGACTTAACATCAGCTCAAAACATTGCACTTGCACATTTGAATGAAAGTAAAATCAAAGAATCAGATAAAAACAAAATGATTCAAGAAATTACTAATATGAAGTCACTTCAAAAGTTACAATACTACTGTGCAAATGCACTACTGAAATATGAAGGATTAGGAGTTGGTACAAAGCCAACTTCTACATCTGCAGTTGAAGAACCAAATTCTTAATTTACATTTAATGAATAAAGTAGAAAAAGTATACCAATACTGTTTCAGTGACCATTCAACACTTGAATCTGATTGGGGTGATTGCACTGAAACTCAGTACAATGAAATGGAAGGATATGGTATAGAAAGAAGAATAATTGAAAGAGAGATTCAAGTAAGCGACTGGGATGATTTATGGTATGAATTTACAAAGACACCTCAATACAGACAATCAATTGCCGCTTTACAAGTTAGAGCTTACTTAGATTGGTTGAAAGATAATTTTAATGCACCAACTAAAAAATAACTTGTATTAGAAACCTAAAATATTGTCGTATATTTATATAAATAAAAAATAAAGGTTATGAAACAAACAAGACAATCATCAGTTGGAACATCGTTCCACCATACAGTTATTAACACAACTGTAAATAAGTTAAAAATACATTTAGGCGAACCTGAATTTGAAGAAAATTATGGTGAAGATAAGGTTAACTATGAGTGGGTAATGGAAACAAGTAATGGTGATGTTTTTACTGTATATGATTGGAAAGAATATAGACCGTTACTTGATGATGAAACAATTGAGTGGCACATTGGTGGTAAAAACAGAGTAGTTACTGAATTAGCTTTGCTTGAATTACAAGCAATTCTTGAATCAGATACAAAAGTTGAAGACGATAAAATGAAAGTAGTAAATAAAGAAGTATACAAAGTAACTGCATTAACTATTGATTACATGGATGAATCATACACTGTAACACATAATGAATCATTTGATGATTGTTTTATTTATGAATGGCATGTTTGTGATGAAGACAATGATGAAATAACACCAGCATTACACCCAACATTGTATGATGAATTAATTAAATTATCAAAACAATACATCTAATATGACAACAGCATATGAACATTTTCTTTACAAATACGCTAAAGAACAAGTAACAGAATTTAATAGTATTATCGACTTGATGAGTTTTTTCTTGTATATGGATTGTTCTAAACAAAACGAACAAGCATTTAATTGTTTAGAACAAACAGGCGATGAATCGTTTACTCAAGAATCATTCACTAAAGCAGCAAAGATGATTATCGACAAAGTTGAAAATCAACTACCATAACAAAACAATACATTTAATATGGCAGACTACAGCAAACAATGGGCTGAACTAAATGACCCTGAATTTCCTTGGGACTTTGATATACTTGAAGAATTTAAACAACTAGAACCAAACTCATATGTAAACATCATATGTGAAGGATTTGGATTTGATGCAATTGGGAATGTAGGTGGACAATGTATGATATCAATGCCTACTGATTCAACACACTTTAATTGGATACCTTATGAAACATTGCTTTTAATGTAGTTAAAATATTTATGGGTATGAAAAAATTTAAAGTAATATTTGTAGTAGACGATAATGGAAAACGTCGTGGTGAAGTAGAAATTAAAGCAAACACTAGTATTGAAGCATCAAATCAAGTAACGGATGCACTTAAACGTCTTAACGCTAAAAATATTACTATTGTATCATCAAACGAAATAAAATAACATGACAGCAGTAGAACAAATTTATAGCTTTTTTGAGAATCATGACGAACGAGTATTTCTTGATTTTTTAAGAGAACACAAGACATATTTTCTTGAAATGGAAAAAAATCAAAACACTCCAAAACCAGCAGATAAAGAAGAATTATCTAAACCACCTAAGTTTACAGTTAACACTTCAGAAACCGAATCTTAGATTGTAATTTTATAAAAATAAAAAGGTTATGGCAAAATATACAAAACATGAATTACAAGCGCTTGAAACAATTGAACAAGCGTGGGATGGTAGTGAATTAAAAATTGACAATGGCGACCATAAAATATGGTTAACACAACCAGAACATAGACAATATGATGGAGATTATGTTGTTGAAACAAGAGCCAATGGTAAATGGGAACAAGTTATTTGTTATTTTGAGTAACCCAATTTACAATCATACATTCACATTATAAAATAAAAGGTTATGGCAAATATGAGTTACTGTAGGTTTGAAAACACCTATCACGATTTGTTAGATTGTGTAAACAATATCACAGAAGAAGCAGGTAATGATCGCGACGAACGCTACCGAATTAGGTTAATTAAGTACTTAGCTGAAAATGCTGATTTATTTGTTGACTTAAAAGAACAAACAGACGAACCTGAATACCAATAGTTATGAAATTAAGTGACTTAGTTAGTGATGAAGAACTACTTAAGGAAGCAATTGAAGTATTTGGTAAAAATCTTGTACATGAAGTATTAGAAGTGGTTTACCTTGCTGATGCAGACGGTGCTTACTCAACATTTCAGGATATGGGTATGGATGATCATGCTGAATGTGTTGAAATGTTGTTTTTTGGGTAACCCAATTTTTGAGTATACATTTACGTTATAAAATAAAAAGTTATGATAAACAATTTAGTTGCAGGCACGTTAGTTCTTCTTAAGAGTAGATTTGAAATATTTCAAAAAGCTATTCAACATCACGAAAAACTAGAAATTATTAAAGAATACACAGATGAAAATGGAGATGAATATGTCCATTTCCAAATTGAAGTAACATCAGTAATAAGTTTGCTATTTGTTTTTCATGCTGGGATAGAACTTGGAAGTGAGTCAATGGCTAAAGCATTAATAAACAAATAACAATATGGCTTACTCAACATGCTGTGGTGCACACACCAATTTTACTGAAATAGGTATTTGTCCTGATTGTTTAGAACATTGTGATTGGGAAGATGAGGACAACGAACCAACTGATGAACAAACATTTAACAACCACAAAACAGAAGGTGGAATATCTTATGGTAGTGGTGGTGGTTGGCAAGGTAGATAAAAATAAATAAATAACATGGACGAAACAAATGTACAAAAGCTAAACAATCAGTTGAAGCGAATTGAAGATAAAATCAAAGCGATAAACAAAACAACAACGTTGATAAACGAAAAGTTAGACGAACTGATTAAAGCATTACACGAGTATGATGGTGATCTTAGTGATGAGATAGAGTAACCAAATTTTTAGTCATACATTTATGTAAATAAAAAATAAAGGTTATGAAAGCAACATTAAGACAACAAATCGAAGCGTTTGACAACAAGCAGTTTATCGATGATGAATGTTATTATTTCTATGATTGGTTTTGTAAAGACAAAGCATTACAAGGCAAAGCAAAATCATTAATGGCTAAAGCGAAAAAATTCGCAACCAAAATGAATGTTGATTTGGATAAGCATTATGTTTGGTTTAAGAACAACTGCCCAATAAGAGGATCATTGTATGACGATTTCAGAATATCTAACATTGAAACAGGGGACGTAGTGTATAATGTTTCACCATTAGATGGACATACAGGTATGGCTCGAATATACAGTGCAGAAGTTGGTTTTGATAAACCACTAGCCGAAGCAGAGTCATGGAAAGATTTATTGAAGTTAATATAATTAGAAAAGGGAGACACAGTCTCCCTTCTTACATTTATATAAACAAAAAATAAAGGTTATGATCACAATTACAACAAACCATGATTGGGCTAAATCGGTAGCCGACTTAAAAGAAGGATTGCTTAACACAATCGAAACTGAGTTAGAGGAATATGAACCCGAAGATACGGGTTGGTCCAAATACAGTAAAGATGAGTTGAATAAGATAGTAGACCGATACTTAAACGAAGTAACGGACGAAGAGATAGATGAATTTAATGAGGACAATTGCTATGAAGATCGAGACGAGGCTATAATGTGTTATCTAAACGAATGGGCATTCCACCCAGACGGAGCAGGTTACTAAATAATAAATAAGAGGGAGACACAGTCTCCCTTCTTACATTTACTGAAATAAAAATCAAGGTTATGAACAAAGTGTTAAAATGCATTAAAGGCATAGCAGACGACTGCAACGTAATGTGCCTACAAGGTGATGTTGTTGAATTATATGCTATAGATGAAAACGAGATTACTATTAAGGGTATATCGGGTTGGTGTGCTGAACATGAAATAACTTTTACTGCTAAAGAATTCGCTAGCAGCTTTGTTATATATAAGAATGATAATGTAACGGTAGTTGGGTAAACCCAATTCTTATCTTACATTTACATTATAAATAAATAAAAGTTATGACAGTTAATTTAACACATGAAGAATCAGAAAATCTATTCTACGACGCAATCTGCAACGGTTTAGGTGAATTAGGCTATTACGATTTAGAAATCGATTTTAGCGATGACGATTATAGTCAAGCCAAAACAAGTCTAATATTCAAAGACAGCAGTGCAGGGCTATGTTATGAAGACATTTTGATGGAAATGTTACGAAACGGAAAAACAATATGGATTGTAGATCAAAATGATGATGAACGTCACCCAATTACATTAGAGTTAGTACACGAGCGAGTACAAAACACACCAATCAGACATCTAATGGATGCGATTAATGAACGCGATGACGCAACAACAGCAGATTGTATTATACAAACAGTGATATACAACGATGTGATTTACGGATAGGAAATGAGGGGAACATAGTTCCCCTTTTTACATTTATGTTATAAAAATAAACAATATGTTACCAATTCAAAATCCCAAAGTGGAAACAATCATTTCATTGCTAAATGAAATAGAGGTTGATGGTGAGACAATGCAACACATACTAGAGAAAGTGTGTATGGAGGAACAAATGTTAAAGCAACTAATATTGACATACCCTGCGGATGCACTGCAAGTTATATCAAACGAAGTTGAACAAATGGAATGGGTTATCTAATGTATAAAAATAAAAACTATGATAGTAGAATTAATTATGAGTAAGGACAGAGTTTCTTACATCGTAGAACATTTAGGTGAAGACAGAGTTACTGTATCCGAGTATAATAAAGAACAAGATACAATTAAATTTGAGTTGAAAAATACGTTAGATATCCTAATCATGTTTCACGCCGGAATAAAATGTGGCTCAGATAATATGGCTAAAGCACTAATTAAATAAAACAACAATACAAATCAAGGTTATGAATAAACAAAAAATTGACGAAGCATTTGTCAAACTAATTTCATTATATGACACATGTGATGAATTAGAAAACAATGGTGATGATAAGTCTGCTAATGAAATGCGTAAAACACTAAATGACCTATCTAAATTTATTGTTTCACTAATGAAAGACAACACACAAGCTAAAGAAAATATCAAACATTTGGTTGATTATTATGATGACAACAATTTGATGGATACGATTCCCGATTATGTTTGGGGGTATATACTCGCAATTGAAAAATCATGTAACTAAAAATAGCTACAAAAAATTAAAGCGAAAGCTTGCAGTACTCACACATCATACATACCTACGTATATACGATTTATTCATTAAAATAGCAAAATGGAACATATAACAGAACAACAAGACAATATCTTTTGGCGAGACGGCGCTTGGACAGAATGCGTCGGTGGTTTTCACTTCAAAACGTCGCTAAAACAAGTTATAGACGAAATAACTAAAACGGGACTAAACGCAGTTGGTATTAAGATAAATGACGAGTACGATATTGAAATTATTGTCGAGCGAGATGAAACGTATAAGCGATTGTATGAGAATGATAATAATGATTCCAGCGACGAAACGGAATAATAGATAAGGGTGTATGGGTGACAGTGCGACGACAGATAATTTTGTCGTCGCGTTTTTTGTCGCGACGTTTTTTTTTTTGTGTAACATAACGGTATACCGTAACGTGGGTACCGTAACGTGGGTAACATTATGTCGTCGAACGTTGATCGGCGATACGGGCGGCGATGAGAACGGGTAACGACCATATGTCGGAACGTGCTGGGAAACAATAAATAGGAAACAATACGTAACGAACGCTACGTTGAATATAACGTAGATACCGCCAAAAATTTCGTGTTCACGTACGTTGTCGATTGCAAATAGACAATTGAGATTTACGCGAAGTACTTGCGAATTTTACGTATAATTAACGCACGCGTTCGATAACAACGTGTACAAAACAGCATATAAGTATATCAAAACATAAACATATCATGATGTAAGTATATTTGGATATGCTATGGTATGTGGAACAAAATGAAATAATGGGTGTAATGGGGGTGTGTTGTGACGAACATACATTCATCGACATTACGTTTTGTTTTTTTGTTACAATGTATATATGAAACGTTATGTATTGTTTTTTTTGTACGTAACAATGTTGTGTTCTCCAAATAAATTTTTTTTTTGTAACGTAGTTTTTTTTGTATTACATTATGTATCGTATTTAAAATTAAAACAAAGTAAAGTTGGAAACCCAACTTACCCAGCGTATATTTACAGTGTTAATTTAGTTAATAATTAAAAACAAATAAAAATCAAGGTTATGTCAGAAGTATTAAACGAAACAAAAGCACAACGCGGTAGAAAAGTAAACGCAAACAGTGCACGTCAGCAAAAATTAGCAATGTATGCTAAGTTGCAAGCCGAAGGTTTAACAATTAAACGCGGCAGAAAAGTAAATGAAACAAGTGCTCGTCAGCAACGATTAGCATCGTTTGAAGCACGAATTGCTAATGGTGAAGTTGTGAAGCGTGGTCGCCCTAAGAAGGTACAGACCGAAGCATAATTAAAGCACAACGCATTTAGAAAGCACTGACACAAATCGTGTCGGTGCATTTCTTTCTTCATTTGGGAACCCAAAAAATGAATCGTACCTTTATGAGCTAAGTGGGGTTTATTAAGGAATAAATTTGGGGAACCCAATTCATGTTCATATCTTTAGACCAATTTCATTTTGGGGTGGCGGGGCGAGACGTCCTAAGCAGCCTACCTCTGATCTCTTCACCCGTTTCATTAGGCGCCTATCCAAATCGATAACATAACATTACGAAGTGGAGTTGGGTTTCCCAAATGTTAATATAATTAAATTTAAAATTAGAAACGTAATTATTTAACGTACATTTATGTTATAAAATTTAAAATTATGAATCAAGAAAAAACAATCGTTCGTATTGAACAAGTAAACGGTGGTATCCAAGTACAAGTTGAAGGCACAGGTAATGACCTAAGTACATTAATCGCTTCAGTATTAAATCAAAATGAAACGATGATGGAGTTATTTAAAGTATCAATAATTAAAGCAATGGTGTATGAAGATAAACACCAATCTGATGATGATGAAGCAACAGATGATGATGTTGCTCATATGTTATCTAAATTAGGTATATCAAATATAGGATTATCTTAAAAGGTGGGAAACATAATTTCCCATCTTACATTTATAATATAAAATTAAAGGTTATGATTACAATTACAATTGAACGATTGAATGAAATCGAACAAGAACGAAACGAGACAACAGCGACACCGGAGTTTCAAGAATGGTTTAAACAGCTAAATGTATCCCGTCTACATGTGGACAAAACGGGTATAATGAGAGCAGTTGAGATAATGAAACAATGGAGTGATAACAATACTAAACGAGGTTCATACTTTTAATTTTAAGAAACAAGGGTTACCATTTGGTAACCCAGTTTCGATTCGTACATTTATGTTATAAAATTAAAAAATATGATTAAATCAATTGAAAACGCAATACAACGCGTTAAGGGTTCTTACCCAAGTATCTACAGTAAAGACGATGTTACCAATCTATTGTATGAGTTAGTATCCGATTTGGACACTGAAATAAACGACATAGTAGAGTTACATCAAAAACCAAACGTCGATTTGGATGATTTAAGATCCAAGTTACACGATGCAATCTATAGGAAACTAGACCGAATGAGTAACAGCGATGTAATTGACTTTGATTCAGCTGAATTCAGTATCGCTTATGATAATCGAGTTGAATTGGATGATATTAATTTCAATGTGGATACCCTGATAGATGAAGTAGATGAAGCGATCAATGAAGTAATTGAGGTATTTGAGGAAACAATATTAATTGAACCTACAACAGAAGCTAATTAAGTTTTTTTTGCGACGCGGGGTAACCCAATCCCGCGTCGTACATTTATGTTATAAAATTAAAACATATGAATCAGAACAAATTAAACAGTGGTTATTATCTATTTGGAGGCAAAGGTGATGTATGGAGCAACACAGCACACATTGCCAAATCAGGTGATGGTACATACAGAACATTATGTGGACGACCAATGTTAAGCAGTAATTGGGTACGTATAATGGAAGTTAAACATGCTGGATGTCCACATTGCATAATAGCATATGCTCAAGCAGAGCAAATAGGACAATATAGTGATAAATCGATAGAGGAGTATGCTGACATGGTTTGGTGTATTAGATTTGGTTATTAAATAAAGGATATGGCGAGCCCCCACTCGCCATTATTTTTGCATTATGACAAAAAAAAGAAAATGAAAATAAACGATAGCGGAGCGATAGCGTAGCGACGGCGCAACGGGCCCACGGCAATAGCGGTCCATCGACGCGGCGCATATATGGCGCGGAATTCCCCGTATTCACAGCAAGACCACGATCTTTACCCAAGGCGCGCGTATATACGAATATCCGCCATCCGCAAAATCATTTATACCCCTTTCGACAAACATTTCTAGACCCGCAATCCTTTCTTTTATACGGATCTTTTTGGAAACCAAATGTATATACGTACATTTGCGATTATGATTACATACATTACATCAGCGGAAGCTCAAGAAAATTACTACCCCAAACCAGCGGGAATGTCCGTTAAGTATACGGACGCATACACACTTACACCAGATGAGAATAACCCACATTGTGAACACGTTCACTATTGGGTTAAGCGTCAACGTTTTGATGCTAGTTTATCATTTAACCAGGGATATATCTATATCTTAGAAAGTAAGGGACAATCGGGTATTTTAAAGATTGGGTATACGGACCGTACACCACAACAACGTTTAAATGAGATTAACGGAGGTACCGGTGTTATTATACCTTGGTATATAGTTAATTCATTTGCGTGTAAGTCGCCCGAATACATCGAGACACTCGTTCATCAATCCCTTAGTCAATACCATGTGAATAAAGAAGGTTTTAACGTTAGTATACGGGAGGCTGAGCGTGTTATCGATAAGATCATCGTCGATAATAATGCTGGTATTTAGGTTATTATTCATATTTGTAATCTTTTTACCCGGAAACCCCATTCATATATTTATACTCAGCAATTAATACAAAATTATAACATGGCAGAATATTTACTACACGATAGAGATAAAGCAGCTTTCATCAATCGTATGAACAAATTGTTAAAACAAATTAAACCTAATATGGAATTGGATAGTACTAATTTCATTGATGTACCTGGTGATGGCGGTGAAAATGATATAACTGTATTTGTTACTGATAATCCTATTGAACAAAAAATGCTTGAAATGTTGATTGATAAGAATTCCTTTTCATATAAAATTAAAAAAGTTAACCTTAAAGAAATCGTTGGTTCACTTCGTAATTAAGCCTAATTGATTGAAAGTCTTTTAGGCTTTCTCTCTACTCAAGATCGCCGTATATACGTATCTATTGATGATAGAAGTGTAAAAGCCCTAAGAAAATAGAGCGGTAAAAACTTGGATGTGTTAAAAACATGTCGTATATTGCAATTAAAACTACTAAAAAATGAAATACAAAGAACAAGCCCTAAACAAGGTTGGTAAAATTGAAAACCAAATCCGCGCGTTAGAAGTTGCTATTAATACATCTTCTTCATTAAGCGAAATTATTACTATTATGGAGCGAATTAAAGAATTAGTTAAATCATTGCATGATACTATTTCTATTGAACACGATGAATGGAATTAATTATGATAACTACTATTATTACATTATTTCTTTTATTGGGTGTAGCCGGTTATACGATTTATAACCTGTTTAAAAAAGTTGAAATGTTAGAGGAAATTGTTGATTCGCAAGAACAATATATTACTAAATTTTCCAACACAGTTGACTTTGCTAATAAAAGATTAGAAGATATAGACGCTAAAGGAACTTTCCAATCGGATGATGAGGTTGGTTGGTTTTTTGAAAGTGTAAAAACATTACAAAGAGAATTAAATGACTTTAACCTTAATGAAGCCCGTGGAACAAACAGAATCAATAGCAATAGAAGATAGTTCATTAACGATTGAGTTAACTAAATCAGGGAAGCCACGTAAGCGTAAGCCGAAAACATCTAATACTTATTTTACTGAGGACACACAAAACGCTATTGTTGAGTATGTTAAATCGGAAGATCAGGACTTTAGGAATACTGTTTACCGTGAACGTGTTGAATATGGTTTTTTTAAGTTAACTCAAAATATCATTCACACATTTAAGTTTTATTATACCGATGGTGAATCAGTAGAAGATGTACAACAAGAAGTAATTGCTTTCTTACTTGAAAAATTAAAGCTATATAAACCCGAAAAAGGTAAGGCTTACTCTTATTTTGGCACAATTGCTAAACGCTATTTGATCCTTAAAAATAAGAAAAACTATCAGAAACTACAAGACAAAGGTGACTTAGTTGAGGTAGATGACGATAAAAAAGTTAAGGAAGAAGTAATGAATAGCCATTATGGTCAAGATCATAACCTTAGTGAATTTATGGGTTTGTATGTTCGTTACATAGATAAACATCTTCATAAATTATTCCCTAAAGATATAGATGCTAAAACAGCAGATGCAGTTATGGAGTTATTCCGTAAACGTGAAGCGTTGGATATTTTTAATAAGAAAGCATTGTATATCTACATTCGTGAGATGATTGATGTTGATACCCCTCAAATTACTAAGATTACTAAGAAATTGAAAATCGTATATGTTGATCTATTCAATAAGTACTATGATGATGGTTATGTAAATATATAACTTTTGTTTGCTTCTATATTTATAATCAAAAAATAAGATATGAATTTTGAACAAGTAATGTGGGGTAATAAAAAATTCTCCGATTTACTTAAAGATATATATGTTAACTCTAAAGATAAAGAGAAACAAATTAAAGACTTGATTGAGACTCTAAAACCATTGGTTAAGGATTCTCAATCAGCTCTTATGATAGTTCCGTTGATTGCTGAACATTTAAACATTAGTGTTAAAAATGACGAACAGCTAATCAAATTGGCCGGTATTGTTCAACGTGCTATGTCTGCCTCTCCAGATGAAGCAGCTAGTTTTATTTTAAGTGAAGCTGAAAAAGAACAATTATTTTCTGCTGTTCATGAGGTTAATAACAATCTTTTAGGACCTAATACAGATAAATAATGACACGTGTACGAGAAGGACTTTCGTTTATTACAACCGCTATCGGTAATAACAACTATTTACCTCCAATTGAATATAAGGTAGGTAAGGTATATGCTGTTATGTTAGATGAAAGAAGTGTTCCTCAACAAGTGTGGTTAGATAATGGTGGTTGGGCTGGTATTGGTACTATACTATATCAAGAATATATTGAGGATCAAGAAATACCTTTAGAAAACTTAACAGATAATGAACTTGCTAAGTTACCTACTGCCTTACCTTTATACCCTAATCAAAAATATTTCCCATTACCTGGTGAAATAGTATTACTACAAAATTTACCTTCAGCTCCTTCTCCAATTACTAGTAAAACTGAAGAAACATACTACAGCACTGTAATTAATGCTTGGAATAGCCCTCAGTTTAATGGTTTGTTTATAGAGGAAAATAAAAACTTATTGTATAATTCATTTACTGAAAATCAAGATTTTAGGGGTTTACAAACATTTGAGGGTGATTATATACTAGAGGGCAGATTTGGTAATGCTATTCGTTTTGGAAGTACAAATAAATCAGGCATTCAGGATTTATCTCCTTGGTCTACTAATCCAACTGAATTAGATAGTAATCCCATATTGATACTTTCAAACCAACATAATGATAAACTTTCTGATTCTGATTTATACATTGAAGATATAAATTTAGATGGTTCTTCACTTTATCTTACATCACAACAAATAATTCCTTTAAACATAAGAAATGTTACTTTAAGTAACATTACAGCACCTATTGGAATTAGAGATTTTAGTGACCCTCAAGCAATATTAAATGCAGACAGAGTTATTATTTCTTCTAAATCAGATGAAGTTTTATTGTTTGGTAGAACAGGAATCGAACTATATTCTCAAGGAAGTGTTTATTTACAAAGCAATAAAGTAGGAATTACATTACAAGATAATAATATATTTTTAGGTCCATACAATAATGCTCAAACTACTCAACCTTTAGTATTAGGGAATAATTTAAGAGAGTTTTTAACAGGATTATTTCAAGCCCTAAGTGATTTTAGTACATCTATAATTGATGCTAAGTCTACTCCTGAAGGTTTAACTATTACACAGGTTAGTTTAGCAGCAGAGGCTTTACAAAAATATATTAGTAGTAATTCAACTAATTTAGAAAAAACTAATTATTTACTTTCTAACACAACATATACTTTATAATGGCTACTACAGAGGAAAGAATAAAAGCTGCCCAGAAAGCATTAGACGATGCTACTAAATTGTATAATGATGGAGAAAGACAATATAAAAAAGCAGAAGCAGTATACAATCAGGCTACAATAGCAGCAGCACAAGCTTCTGCGTTTGCAAAAGCATTAGGTAATACTAATGTTGATACAGTACAAGCTTTAAGACTAGCAGCTTCATTTGCACCTGATCCTAAAGAATATGCTGCTGCTGTTAATCAACCAGGAGCCGATATTCAAGCTATACAAAAACAGCAATTAAATGGTGCTGTTGGAAAAGCAAATGTTGCAGAACTTGCAAAGAAAAAAGCACAAAAAGAAATACAACAAGCTACTAAATTCATAAATGGAGTTAAAGCACGTATTAATGTTATAAAAAACCAATTAGGTATAGTAATATCAGGTATTTCTTTAAGACGAAAAGCAGATGCCCAAAAATTAAAAAGTACAATTAAAGTAAAAACTAAACGTAAAAAAATTACTTTAAATAATGCTAGAGCGTTTGTAAAAAAGAATAAGGCCGCTATTAAAGCAGTAGCTAAAGCCGCATTATTATTTGTTATTGCTAAAATATTAAATGATCAAATCCAGGCACTATCTGCTAATGTTCAACAACTAGGTGAACTTGTAGACTCAGTAAATGATCAAATCGAATCAATTGAAACTAAACAAGACGTTTTAAAAGCAAGAGTAACACGTGATGCTGCTTTAGTATCATTAAATAGCGCTGAACGTCAAATAACAAAGATTAGAGATACTTTTAAAACCTTAGAGCTAATACTTACTATAACATCATTAGCATTAAACATTTTATTATTATTCCCTATACCTACAACACCTAAGGTTGTACAAAAAATAGTAAACGTTATATTAACTTTAGATTCTATTACTATAATTATAGGCATTACTCGATCCGCCCTTGACGATTTAGTTGCCGAAGTACAATACCAAAAATCTAGGTTATTACCAATAAGTGATGTTATTGATCAAGCTATTAATGATAACTTAGACCCATCAGAAATTGCTAATTTATTGTCTGGAGGTAATTTAGGTCAATTAGGATTGTTAGATGGTGTTACATATAGAGGATTCCGATTTGCTGTATATGAAGAAAATGATCCTCGATTTGTCGTAGCTGGTAATAAACGTCGTTACGCTGTGGTGTTGGATAGAAGTGGATTCATAGTTTTACAATCTCGCCCATCATTTACTTTAGAACCTACTGTTTTAGTTGAAGAATTAAAACTAATTATAGACGAACAAAATCTTGAACCTTAATATTTATTAATATGGAAACACAAAAACTAAAAAATCTTATTAAAGAGTCAGTTAGAGAAGTTTTGAAAGAAGAATTAGCCAATCTTGGAAAACAAAAGATTCAAGAATCTTTTACACAACAAGAAGAATGGCCAACTATTAAACTAAACACAAGTAACACAAACCCAGCGTTACGTTCAAGTTTAATGGAAAAAATGGGAATGGTTCCACCTGCTATGCCTCAAGCTAAGCCAACAACGTTTGCTGAAAAGCAAAATGTTTACCAAAACATGCTTGCTCAGGTAGCCGCGGAAATGAAACAAAACCCAGGAGAAATAAATAACTTTAGAAACTCTCAGTAATGGCTTATATAAGAAGTACTAGAATTGATCCTAGAGATCTACAAAAAAATACAGCGATCGGTGTTAAGTTACCATTTAATGCCCCCGCTGTATTTTATAGTGTATTTTCAACTAATGATCAACTTAAGTATAATCTTATAAACCTACTATTAACCGCTAAAGGCGAACGAGTTGAAAATCCTGAATTTGGTACAACTTTAAAGGCTCAATTATTCGAACAAATAGATCCTACATCATTTGGTGATATTGAAGATAGTATATTAGAAAGTATTCAAATATACATTCCCGAAATAAGAGTAAACAGAATAGAATTTTTACCTGATATAGATAGAAATACGTTAACCGTAAGTATATCATACCAAATATTAATATCCGGACAAACAGACACAGTAACAGTTAATTTTGAATAATGGCAGATAACAAAAACATATCTTATTTAAATAAGACATTCCCTGAATTTAAAGCATCTCTTATTGAGTTTGCTAAAAATTACTTCCCAAACACTTACACTGACTTTTCAGAAGCATCTCCCGGTACTATGTTTATCGAGATGGCTGCTTATGTGGGTGATGTGCTGTCATTCTATACTGATACTCAAATTCAGGAAAACTTTGTTTTAACTGCTAAAGAAAAGACAAACTTACTGAACATGGCTTATTCTTTAGGTTATAGACCTAAGTCATCTTATGCCTCAGTTTCAGTTGTTGATTTTTATCAAAGAGTACCTATTATATCTGGTACACCTGATTTAAGCTATTGTTTAATTATTCCTGAAAATACGCAATTACAGTCTGCTACTACAGGTATTAACTTTTTAACGCTTGATAAAGTAGATTTTTCTGATACTGCTTCTGTTGAAATTAGTTTATACGACTCAAATAATTACTTATTTAAAAAATCAACTAGAGTAATATCAGCTGAATTAAAAAATACAACTTATACATTTGGTGCTCCTGTTAAATTCACATCTGTTGAATTAAACGAACCTAATTTTTTACAAATATTACAAATATCAGGTAGCGATGCTAGTAACTGGTATGAAGTACCTTATTTAGCACAATCAAATATTGTTAATAGAACAACCAATACTGGTGCTAATGCTACTAAAGTTCCTTACTTAGTAAGTTTACTTGAAACACCAAATAGATATGTTACAAGAATAAAAACAGATGACATTGTAGAATTACAATTTGGTTCAGGAATGTACACACAAGATGCAGATGATATTATTATTCCTAACCCAGATACTATCCAATTAGGTTTAGTACCGTCAGTAGATACATCTGACTTAGTAAATGACTACAACCAAGCAGCCGTATTTTATACTAAACAATATGGTGTTGTACCAGCTAATGTAACTTTATATGTTCAGTATATTGTTGGTGGTGGTGTTGAATCAAATGTTCCGGCAAATGATATTATCATAATATCATCAACTGCTGGTATAAGCGCTGTTAATTCTGGAAATACTACTACTTCTTTGACTACTTTAGTTTGTACAAATCCTATTCCTTCTACAGGAGGTAGAAGTGGAGATACAACTGAAGAAATTCGTTTGAATACATTAAATTCATTTTCAGCACAATTAAGAGCTGTGACTAAGGATGATTACATGACACGTGCTTTAAGTATGCCTTCTGATTTTGGTACAATTGCTAAAGTATATGTTGAACAAGCATCAGCATTATCTGTAAGTTCAGGAAATGATCCATTAATAGATAATAATCCTTTAGCATTATCAATGTATGTTTTAGCATATGATAGTAGTAAAAAACTTGAAAATGCTACAGCTGAATTAAAAACTAACTTAAAGAATTATCTTGAACCATTTAGAATGGTTACAGATTCTGTTAATATTAAAAATGCATTCTATATTAATTTAGGAGTTAATTTTGATATAAACGTTATTCCTGGTTTAAATAACAACCAAATATTATCTGATTGTATATTAGCTTTACAGAATTTCTTTGATATAGATAAATGGCAGATAAACCAACCTATTGTAATATT